ATAACATCTTAGACAATGATAGTAGGAACAGAATAGATTGTCTTGCACCATCTACTCCTGTATTAAAAATTTCGTCTTCGATGTGTTCTAAATGTAAATTTGCTTTTGCCATTATGATAATATAGGGTATTTACCCCCACCTTTTAATTTTGAGATTGACATATCTAAACCAAAAAAGTTTAAAACTGCATCCATTAACTTTTTACCTTGTTTTTTAATCCAGTTGAATGCATCTTTTAATCGTTTTAGAATTGCATCTAGTATTCGTTTTGCTTGGTTTTTAATTGAAGTTGCAACACCTTTTGCTTTACTTACAAGTTTGTTAAATAATTGGAATTCATCTAACTGTTCTACTTTACCTTCATGTAAAACTTGCATTCCTACTCTTTCCCTTGCACATTCTTCTTTTATAATGTCTGCAAAGGTAGGTTGATACGATGCAGTTAGTTTTATTTTTTTACTTCTTAATGCAAGATAGGGTGGTGAACCAGATGAACTCTTAAATGATATATAAAAGGTATTACCTGTTGCAAGTATTTTACCTGCTTGACTAGGTGTTTTTAGTGGTAAAATATCTGTAATTGTTCCTGTTTCTTTAAATGTTATTACTTGGTTTGCAACACCTTGAGAATCTTTACCAAATTTGTTTTCACCTGTTGCAGCTTCCCAACAAAAAAATTCTTTCATTAGTTGTTCTTTATTAAAAAGGGTTTCCATTTCATTCGTTAACTCTTTTGCATACAGTTGACCTTGGTCTAACTCTGCAACTTTTATTTTATCAGCTGGTGATAAATTTGTTTTCTTTCCTAACTTTTCTAAATTACCTACAGTATCTTTTGTAGACAGTTTAATCATTTTAGTTTCTAAATTATCAAGTAATGTTTCTACTGTTCTTTTACCTTTTGGGTCAATAGAATACATTCTCATTGCAGCTTCTACTGTAGATATTGCTTCGAATTTACCAGCAGATAGTAGTTGTGAACCACCTGCTTTTTTTAGTGATATCCTTTTATTACCATCTATCAAGTCTGTCTTTGGTGTTTTATTTGTTCCTTTCCATTCTTTAGATATAGGTAAAGTCGATGCACCCAGTTGTTCCAGTTTTTTAACTTTAATTTTCTTGATAAAGTCTTGACCAAGTTTCATTCCTTGGTTTTCCCAATCTCCCCAAAACTTTTCTGCTCTATCCCATTCGTCACCTTGATTCCATTTCTTACCTTGTAGTTTGTTTACTGCAACTGCAATAATAGATTCCCAGTCTTCACCTTTAGGATTTGCACCAGTGGTTGTAGAAAATCCATTTGCAATCTTATCTATTTTAGAATGTATAACACCAAATGCATCTTTATGTAAAGTTTTCCATTCTGGGTCTAATTCTGTATCATCATCTGCACCACTAATTATTTTTTTAAGACGAAGGAATGCATCGTTGTTTTTTATCTTTAAGGTGTTTCCATCAACATCCACCAACTCACCTTTACTTCCCTTTTTTATGAAGTCGTCCTTGTTGTTTCTTTTAAATAAATCTTGACCACTTGCTAACATACCACCTTCATATAGTAGTTCTAGTCCATCAAAGTGTACTTTATGTTCTTTTATACCAGTTTTGTTCTTGAAGTGAGTATAGAATGCACCAGCAAGTTGATGACCAAACTCTGTATCTGTTGGGTAATGAACACCAGCTATTTGTCTTGAATGACCTATATCGTCTCCTATTCTTTTGATGTTACCTTTGTGTTCAAATGGTACTTTATCTACAAGATATAAACTTACAAATCTACCTTCTGTTGCATGTCCAGATGGATACGAAGGAGTTTCTGCTGTCTTTAGTGGATATACATTGAAGTTTGCTTTACGAAAAAATGTAAGTGCTTTTGATAATTTTTGTGGTCTTGGTCTATTGTAATGTATTTTAAGTTGTAAAACTATAGGTGCAAATTGGTCTTTTAGTATCTTACATTCTTCTATATCTTCTAAAGGTAAGTCATGTTTTTTATAGTAATCTATAAATGGTTTTAATAACTTAGTATCTACTAAGTCCATAAATTCTTGTGCATTATCACGATAGACTTCATAAGATTGTAACTGTTTAAGTTCTCTCTTAGTACTTTCAGATGAGTTTGAATAAGGATTGTAATCAGACCATTGACTAACATCAAAGTCTTTAAAGATACCTCTATCAGCTGCAAGTTGTTTCTTTCTTTTAGAAGACATAGGCATATCATGACCGATGTTATCTACTGGTGAATTATCTTCTTTTAAGTGGTCTAAAAATGTAATCATAATACTATTTATGCATATAAAAAAGGGAACATCATGATGTTCCCTTAGTGGCAATTTACTCTGTTAGTTATATGTGAATGTTTTCCTAACTTTATCCGAGCGGAAGGACGCCAATCGACTCTGCTTATTTCCCTACGATTTCACTGGGTTATTTTTTTAATCTATATTGTTTTAGAAGTTTATCAAATTCTTCAATTTGATTTTGAAGTTGTGTTTGTCTGTTTTCGTTGATTTTCAATTTTCTTAGATGAATAAGTTCCTTCTTCAAAGTCACTTTTCTTTGAAGTATATCAACTGTTGCGTTGCCTGTTAAAGTACCAGACTTATTCCCATTATTAATAGACATGTTAAAATTCCAATCAATATGTATCGATTTCTCCTTACTGTTTTACGATACTGTAACCATGGTAAAAAATCTTCACCGATTTTGGGTACATATTCTTTATTATAGTATTTATGCATTTTCTAAACTCTCTTCAACCAATTTTAATGGACTTCTTAGTTTTTTAATCTCGTTGATAGTATCTCTTGCATTTTTGTGAAGGATACCAATTCCACCTTCTGACTCCCATGCTTCAATGTTTTCTGGTCTGTCATCGATAAGAATGTTACCTTTTTGAGCAAAAATCTTCTTCTGACTACCACTATAGGTGCATGTTACTACCACAAAAGGGTCTACATATTCTTTAATCCACTCGTTTTTATCCCAAACTACAAGCTGTCTGTTTATTGCACCAGCTGCTGTCAAGATTTCCCAGTTAAGACCAGTATGTTTTACATACCCAATCAACTCATGATAATCTACCATAGGTGGTAACTTTCTGAAACATCTTTTATCAGTTAACTCTTGTTTTCTCCTATCATACTCAGAATGACCATAGTTGTCACTCCCCAAAGGGTGACCTATAAGTTCACTGATTCCTTTCTCAAAATCGACAAGGACACCATCCATGTCAATAAAAATATTTTTTGGTACTACATTATTTTTCATTATAACTCCTTAACTTGGTTTTCTAACTCTTTCCAAGTCATTCTTTTTGCTTTGAATAATTCAAAGGCTTCTTTATCTTTTTGCCAATACATTTCATTTTCTGTCATTGCAGAAGGTAAATTTGTAACTTCCCAATCCTTTACGAACTCTTGATAACCACAACTAGATGCATTACCTAATTGATTAATCAATGCAAGTATAGTTGCTTCAGAAGTCTCTGGACATTCATAGTAAGAATGTTCACCCTCACCATATGCATTTTCTTCATAAATCTCTTTAGTAACACCAAATGAAATAACATATTCTTGACCACCTTTGAACTTCCAATAGTTCCCACCATCTAAGTTATAGTTTTCCAAATATTGTGTATTTACTATTAGTGCTTTTTCCATATTATGCAGCCTCGTCTACAAGAGGAGTAGGCAACTCTGCCTTCATCCAATTAAGTAAAGAACCTTTCATACTGAATGCATTGTAATCACCAGTACAATTAATTTCTATACCATAACCATTCAATGTTAACTTGTAATATTTGTTACCATCTATCATGTCATAACCATCTTTACCACTCAACCAATATGCATCATATTGACCACGAACTGGAACTAGATTTAATTTAACTTTCTCTTTCAAAAACTTTAACAATTTTGATGTTGAGATTTTACCCTCTCTTGATATCACTATTTCTGCATTACCTAATTTCATTATGACTGACTCCCTAATAATGCAAGTGCATATTCCTTCATTGAAACACCCTCTGCACCAGTATATTTTGCCAATTTACTAATGTTTTCTTCATTTAATTTTAAACAGATTTCTTGTATTGTCATAATTTTTTTCCTCACTATGTACATATTATACTAAATTATGTACCTATGAGTCAAACTACCTTAAGTAGTCTGGCCCATATTTTCTCATTCCCATGATTTGATATCCCTCAAAGAGATTACCTCTTGGAGAGTTCAATGCTGGAGTTGCCCAACCAGCTGCTTTCAATACATCACCTTCTTTAAAAGTGATACCAGTATTTCCTTTTTGAAACTCGAAACGATTAATGAAACCCCAAACTGAGCGTTGGTTTCCACTGTTTGAAATAACTTTGATGTACTTACGAGACACTTTGTATTCATAAGAATAGTCTGTAAGAGTAGGATATTGTCGTTGATGTTCTTTTAACAAATCATCACAGAGTTTTTGACATAGTTGTTCTAACTCTTGTTCTTTGTTGACTTCGTTAACTAATTCTGATAATTTCATATGTATTCCTCAATTTATACATATATTATACCAAAATATGTACCCTAGTGTAAAGGTCTTTCATCACCTTTTAGGATGAGAGAAACAAGGTCGAAGTTACCAATTATATCGATACCTACTCTGTATCTTATACTTTGACACATTAAGTCCCATGATGCATCTGGATTAGACTTATCCAGTGCAAGTTGCATTTCTTTTGAATTAAGAGGTATCTCAATAATCTTAAATTGACCACCCCTTTCTTGAATTTTTATACCATTTTCCATACTTACTATTATACGAAAAAGTGTACCTACATGTCAAACATTTACCATAGTTGATGCATCAAAATCATGTGCAACATTTCCAGCTATACAATATCTACCTACAGTTTCTTTAACTGGTTTTACTTGGTGATTTACATATGATGGAAATATTACCAATTGACCTGTATGAGGTGGGATAGAGAGAAGAGGTTCTCCCCATTGTTTTGTTTTATCTTGTACATGTTCTGCACATAAAGATACATCTATTTCTATACTACCATCTGGAACTCTACAAAGTTCTAATGGTTGTACTCTTTCTGGGTCTTCTATGTAAGGATAATATGTCCAACTAAAGATTGATGGTGCATGACCATGAGCTGGAGTTGCATCATTTTTTTCGTATTTCATTCCCCAGACTTGAGTCATTACTGGTAAAAATGTATCAGGCATTGCTACTTCAAGATAACATTTAGTTATAGCATGTGCTACCCAACTTAATAGATGGTCAGTGGTTTCATTGAAAAATTTCCATCCAGTGAATTTAGATAGACCAGCATTTATAGTTTGTTTATTACCACCAGTATCGATGTCTGAGTCAATAAGGTTACATAATTCTTCGTTAAGACATGATACATCTTCTGGTGCATCTACTGTTAATACATGTGTATTAGTAGAAACATCTGGTAATGTGTACCATTGAGGATTATATATCCCATCCATCTGTTTTTTCTCCAGAGATTCTCTGACCAGACTCACTCTTGTCGAATGCAGGCCCAGAATCATGTAATTCTTCTGTTGCAGACTGTTCAGTATCATACAACTTCATACGACTTCTATCTACACCTATAATGAATCTTCTGTAATATGTTGGGTCATTGTATCTATTCTTTAACTGTTTAACCATAATTTGGTCTAACTCTTCTAGTTCTTCTGTAGATATTAATGCAACCATCAAATCTGCTGTTGCTGGTAAACCAAAAGATTCAGATGTATCTTCAAGTCCTACATCTGTTGATGTAAATCCTTGTCTGTTAGTTTGGGTTGCAGTCATAATTGGTAGTTTAAACTCAACTGCAAGTCCTCTTAGTTCTTCTGCAATACTTTTAACCATTGTATAAGAGTTAACACTTGAACCTGCTTTCATTCTTGATGATGCACAAATGTTCAGATAATCAAGATATATGATATCTGGAATAAAGTCTTTCTTAAGGTTAAGTTCTTGTAGTAAATGTCTAAAGTGACCTGTATGTGCAGATGCAGTAGGATACTCTTTAACAATTAGTTTACCTGTTGTTTTATCACGAATAGATTTTACTTTCTTATCGTACATTTCTTTTGGTAAATTAGAGAGTTCTTGAATAGGTAGATTCATTAAGTTTGCATCAATTCTTTCTGCAATCTTTTCTTCACTCATTTCCATGGATATGTAAAGTACATTCTTACCCATCATAAGGTTATTAGCTGCACAATGACACATGAATAGTGATTTACCAACACCTGTTCCTGCCATAATAACATTCAAGGTTTTATTTGGTAAACCACCCTTCGTAATCTTGTTCATCATTTCAAGGTCAAATGGTAGTTTGTCTTCTACAGTATTATAAGATATAAACCTTTCATCTGAATCTTCAATAAAATCGTGACCAATGTGTTGGTCAAAAGAAACTGATAATGCATCTTTTAGAATTTCTGGAATCTCACCCTTCTCTCTAGATGATGACTTATCAATAATCTGAATACTTTCCATAACTGCATTATAGATTGCTCTATCTTTACACCACTTCTCAGTTTCATCTACGAGAAAGTCATGTGGTGTTTCCTCAGTGTTTTGTTTACATTGATTGATTGTAGTTAATGCATTCTTTATCTCTTCATCGTTATGACCAGACAAATCATTTAACTGAATACTAAGTGCCTCATGAGTAGGACACTCATTATACTTCATGAAGTATTCACCAATCTGTTTGTAAACTAATCGTTCAGACCTATCTGTAAAGTAATCTTCCTCAAGATAAGGGATTACTTTCCTAGTAAATGTGTCTGATACGAATAGGTTTTTTAGAATTATTTCTTCTATTCTATTCTGCAATTACTTCACCTGTTTCTGTATCAACAACTTCTTGAATCTCTTCTTTACCATACTTGAATTCTTTTTTTGCACACTCATTGAGTTGTTCTAAGATATCTTCTGTAAAGTATTTCTCTGGATTGTTGTTAATAGTTTTACCGAACTGAGTAGTTCCATTTGGAAGTTCTATTCTTGTTGAAGTTTGTTTAAAGATACCATACTTAAGTGCAAGGTCTAACAAACCATAATGTTTATCTAATCCTTTATCATAGGTTAAACGAACATCAACCATTTTGTTTTCTACTGTAAGTCTTGATTTTTGATTCTTACAATGAATAATGTTTCCAATAACTTCTGTTCCATCTTTTTCTTTCTTCTTAGAAAGGTAGATAATAGAAGAAGCTGCATACTTGAGACCACTTCCACCACCCATTTCTTTTTGTGGAAACATAGAACCAATCACATCATAGGTGTGGTTCGTTACTATCATCGGAATTCCTACCTTACCAAGTTTCAAAGTTAACACTCTGAATGTACCTTTGATAACCTGTGCTTTGGTCATGTCTCTGACATTTTTACCAGACCCAATATCTTCTGTTTCTTTGATTGTAGATAACATACCTAGTGAATCTAAAACAAAGAAAAGTTTTTCATCACCTTTCTTTTGTTTATCAAATCCATCTATGATATTAACTGCTTGTGTTCTAAACTCTTCAATAGTAGTTACTGGGACTAAAAGAATACGACTTGTATCGATTCCTCTGTCTTCTAACATTTCTTGAGTTAATGCAGATTCAGATTCAAAATAAACAACATTACCCTCTGGGTTGTCATCTAAAAACTTTTGCACCATTCCTAATGCAAAAAATGTTTTCCCTGTTGCACTTTCACCTGCCAATGCAGTTATCTTATTAGATGGGATACCACGATAGATATCACCACTTACTAGTGCATTTAAAATATAAGAACCAGTATCAATGTAACCATCGACATCACCTGCCACGATTCCATCGGATACGACTCCTGCTAACTCATTACCACTTGCTTTTGCAAGGTCTTTCAATAAATCCATAATATATTCCTCAACTTGTTATACTATTATACTACCCTTTTCTATTCTGTCAACTGAAAAATTCTTCTAGAGACGACTGAGGTTCAGTCGACCAACCTATTTTTTCAAGAATCAATTTAAGAGGTTCAATGAATGACTTATCAAATTGTAAATCATAATCAATGTAGGGATGTAGTTCGAACTCCCTAGGTAAATTGTTTATAAATCCAATGACATTCTCTTTACTGGGATTTGGTATTTTTAGATATATAAACTTAATATGTTCACCACTTTGAATTGGTTCAAATTGCATATCTAATCCTTTCTGTTTCAATAAATGATTAAACATTAAGGATGCTCTTACATGCATTGGTGTTGACTTCTTGTAAATAGTAACTGCATTTTCATATTCGTAAATACCATTTACCTTTCTAGGAAATGCC